GGGGGAGACCCCGCCGTCCCCTATCTCGTGTTTGGACGAGAGGTTGGGGAGTCAGGAACCCCTCATCTCCAGGGATTCGTTTCTTTTGCTGTTAGACGCCGCTTTGCGACAGTCGTCGCGCTCTTGGGTGCGGGAGCGCATGTCGAGCGCGCACGTGGCACTCCTGCCCAGGCTGGAGAGTATTGTAAGAAGGATGGAGACTTCGAGGAATTTGGGGAGATTCCCGTGTCTCAGGGGAAACGAACGGACATTGATCGCTACCGACAGTGGGTCACGGATTTTTATGCTGACACTGATCGACGACCTTGCGAGCGTGAGATCGCTTGTGAGTTTCCTTCTCTCTTCCTCCGCTACCGGCGAAACCTTATGGATTTAGCGGCGCACTTGTGTCCTTATCCGGTCATTCAAGGTGGCGAGTTTAACGACTGGCAACAGGAGCTCGTCGAAGATCTGAAGCTCGACGCAGACGACCGTAAGATTTTGTTTTATGTGGATCCGGATGGTGGCAAGGGCAAGTCCTGGTTTTGCCGTCGGTATTTGTCTTTGTATCCGGAAGAGACGCAGTTTCTTGGTGTCGGAAAGCGCGACGATCTTGCGCATTGTATTGATCCTAACAAGTCTGTGTTTTTGATCAACGTTCCTCGTCGCGCTATGGAATTTTTGCAGTATACGATATTGGAACAATTGAAGGACTCATTGGTTTTCTCTCCTAAATATGAATCTACGATTAAGGTGCTTGTGAAAAAGGCGCACGTCGTTGTTTTCTGCAACGAGTACCCTGATGAAACGAAGATGTCGGCCGATCGTTATGAGATTCATACTCTTTAAGTACGATAATAAACCGTGTTGTGACAGTTACAGTCAATCATAGCGTCAACGTTTGAAAACGATGGTGTGACGCTTGTAGGGCAGTCTGCGGGTGTAATCCCGTGGACCCAATAGACGCACGCGATAGCGTGCTCTGGTTGCAATGCATTCATCGAATTGAATTCGAGTCGCTTGCGGAACGAGTAGTATTTTTCGATCTTGCAAATGTATTTTGTGTTGAGCATTGCAAGCCCTCCTGTCGTTGGATCCGGAGGCGGATGTATGATACGTTTAATGTGGGTAATGATATTCATGTTGGCCTTGTTAAGGCCGCAACAGTTGTATCGAGCGTCGTAGACTTGCGACGGGAGAGCGTCTACGAAGTCGGTTTCTTTACCGACGAGTTGAGACTTGTCAACGAAGAATCCGCCTCGCAGGTTAGCAACACCTGCTCCTTTCGTCTTTAATTGGACGATGGCGAAATGTAACATCATGGGACGACCGCCGTCGGCCCATCTGATGCGGTGACGAAAGATATAACAAACCTTCGCTCCTGTGAAGAACATAATGTTCTTGTTACGACGACCGTCGTTGTTGATCGAATCAGCCCCAGGGAAGGTCGCCAATGCTTGGTATTGGAGTTGTCGGTGTCCGAAGGACGGCAATACTTGGTTTACAGTATCAGATTCATTGGATCGTCGAGCAGGCGCAGCCTGAATACGTTTTCCATACTTGCTTGCCTTCACTTTTTTGTAAATCCCTCGCGAGATCGAGATTCCTCGACGAGCGATCGCCTTGCGGTTGCGCCAGGCGAATTGTCCTAGCGCCATGCCAACGCGTGCATATTTGTTTTGTCGAGCGACGTAAGGAACGATCGCTCGACTGTAAGAACGCTTCATCTGAATGTGCGCGAGCGTAGCGAGCAGGGCGACCCTGTAGGTCGCAATCCCCGTCCCCCGGACGGAAGGGTCTAGGAAGGGTTTTTTTTTTCTTGTGCGACAAAAATAGTCGCACGATAATACCGTTGGTCGTTTTATGACCGTTGGCTATTTTTTTCAAATTTTAAATTTTTGAAATAATTTATTTTTTTAGCCGTAGAATCCTACAGGATCTTAAGGTACTGTGCACATGTCGGTGAGCTGGTAACTATTACCCAGCTCACTTCTGCACAGTGAACACCCATAATTTATCATGGCGCAGTCAAAGCATTGGTGTTTCACTATTAACAACTGGTCCAACGACCATGTCGACCACCTCGCAGAGCTCGGGGGAGACCCCGCCGTCCCCTATCTCGTGTTTGGACGAGAGGTTGGGGAGTCAGGAACCCCTCATCTCCAGGGATTCGTTTCTTTTGCTGTTAGACGCCGCTTTGCGACAGTCGTCGCGC